CTCATAACTCCAGACTAAAAACCTCTGTAGTGTTGTAACTCCAGACTAAAAACCTCTGTAGTCTCATAACTCCAGACTAAAAACCTCTGTAGTGTTGTAACTCCAGACTAAAAACCTCTGTAGTGTTGTAACTCCAGACTAAAAACCTCTGTAGTCTCATAACTCCAGACTAAAGCGGGTTTTATCCCGCCTTAGTTTCGACTTTGATTATTCTTCCGCTGTAGTGTAGTAAATAGCGCAGTCCATATCATTTAATTCTTCTAGTAATTCATCTAGTAAATTATCTGTCAAATCACTGATAACTTCTAGATTGTAAGATACCTCAAGGCCTAGCGATTGGCTATTACTAAATGCCTGATACTCGTATCTCTCGCGCGTGCTTTTGAATTGGCTCTCATAGTCTCTCACGGATAAATAACCCCAGTCGCCTATTCTTACAACCTCTTCATCTTCTTCAAATGTGTCAAGGTCTCTACACAGTGGCTCAATCTTTTTATCAAGCCGTTTAAATATAACTAGCGCTTATATATCAACTTCTACATATTCAATCGAATTGATAGTATAATATATTTTTTCTACTTTTTCGATTGTGTAGTTGTTATAATAAACTGTTAAGTTATCATCGGTTACAATTTTAATCATACTTAACAACTCATAATCGACCCACCCAATAACGTTATCTACTACACGCCGTTTCATGTCATCAAGCGCGCGTAAGTATACGCGATAAATCCCGCTCCATTGTTTCATTTTTTCACCTCCATTTTTTGGCTGTCTCATCAGTCACGGGCCGCCGTGCCACGTGATACAACCCGCCAAGCGGCGGATTGTTTCGACTTTTTAACTATCTATCAGTTGGCTCAATATATACAATCTCTAAAGGCGCACCCTGATAGCAATAATGCGGAATGTCTGCAACCACCGCTGCAGCAATCTTATAGTTTCTAAATGTAGATGTTTCGGTGCTGTTCGCGTATGCGCTCCACTCTGCAACCTCTACTACATCACTACTTGAGCCTCTATCATAAAATACCTTATGGCTAAACCCGTTTAACTGGATAGCCAAAAGCCTCAATCCATCCGCTTTAAAGTTGTCAGTAAAGCGTTTTAATAATTCTTTTTTATTCATGTTTTAAATCTCCTTTTCTGGCTGTCTCATCAGTAGCGGACGCCGTCCCGCCAGACAACCCCCAGACGGGGATTGTTTCGACTTTTTTAGTGTAAATATTGGCTTAATGTTTTGCCGTCACTAACAATTTTATAAACTTTTTTATCATAGTAATCATATTTATCATACCATGAACGGTTATAAGTTGTTCCGTAAAGTTTAACTTTACCGTAACCCATTGCACTGAATAATACCCAGTAACAAACGCGGTTATACTTTTTTGAGTGCTCGTTGTTAGTTATAACTATTCTGTAGTTAGTTATAAAACCCGCACCCCATGCGCCGTATGAGTGTTGGTCATATAGATATTGGCCATTTTTTACGCACTCGATAACGCTCTGCAATTCTTGCTTTTTTACATTGTTTTTCATGTTTTTATCCTCTTTCTGAGGTTTTATACCTCTTTAATCGCCTGACGTCTCCTTTTCTATATTGTTATGTTTTGAATATTAGCCAACTTTATAAAGGCTTTTAATGTGCTGTAATGTGAGGGTTTAAGGCTCATCACCTTACACCATGTAAAATAAATCGTAAATGATTTGTCAATCATTGTTTAACCCTCATATTCTAGATACTGCTCGATGTCACGATAACCCGTTTTATAATATATAACATCGTTTAATGTTTCAATACTAAACCCGTTTATACCTGTAATTAGTTCTAGTTCTCCATGCGTTGCTATCTCTAAATCAATAATTAAATCATATGTATAACTTAAATCATTAGTCATTTTTTTTTACCTGTCAGGCAATTAAAGAGAGATAAAACCATCTATTATTTAGTTTTCAAAGAACGGATATATCAAGGTTAAACCTTAATACACCTAAATACTATCACACTTTTAAAGTAAAGTCAAAAGTTATTTCAAATTATGGGATAATTATGGGATTTAAACATTAAACACAGAGCCAAACTAAAAGCCCTCAAATAAAGCACATTTAAGCCCATTTTACAGGCGCGCCATGTTATTACATTAAAACACTATAAAAACCGCTTAAAAGCGAATTAAAGCACATTTAAGACCATATAAGACAGGCACACCAGCACGACGCGCGCACATGAGGCGCACGCTTTGGACGCTCTGGACGCTCTGCACGCTGCACGCTCTGGACGCTCTGGACGCTCTGGACGCTCGCCGCCCGCGATGATAAAAATTTTATTAGCACTCTACAAGCACGAGCGCCAAAATTAGCAGTCTACACCATAGAGCGCCAAGATTAGCACTCAAGCCTTGACAGTGCCAGACTTAGCACTCCCCCGCCCCCTTGTGCCAAAACGCCCCCACGCCTATGAACTAAGGGCCACAAACACCGAAAAGTAAAAATCCAATTTTTGTCCAAAGCCAATAAAACACAAGCACAAAAGCAACAAAACGCTCCACAAAATGGTAAAAAACACAACTTAATGGCGCAAAACGCATAAAAGGTGTAAAATGACCCCAAAAGCAACCCCAAAAACCCGCAAGATCGCCGCGCGAATGTCACAAAAATTATAGGTTCAACATGGCAAAAATTACCTTATTACAAAATATGCAAAATCACAAAAAGTAGCAAAAGTGTGAAATTGCACGGCTAAACTGGAACTCAATTGGAAATAAAGTCGGAAATAAAGTCGGAATAAAGTCGGAAAAAACTTGTAAATAAAAATTGGCCAGATCGCCGCGGCCCTTTAAAAAATTTTTAAAGTGAAATTTGAATTTTTTTTGAGTAAAAACTTGACAATTTTGAAGTGGTGTGGTATAATTTACTATATATGGGAAAGGTTGATGAAAATGGAGGGTGTATTAGCACATATGAAGTGGATTAGGTATACAAAAAAGAAAGAAAAAGAAATTAACTTTTTAGAGTTCGAGTGGCACACAAAAAGAGAGGCTATTGTAGCGAAAGTTGTCAAGGATGGACGCACACATGGCCTTGCTTTAATGGACAAGGTTCCCTTTAACACACTTCAAATCTATTCTGTTTCTGATGTTAGAATTCCTTTGATAGTCAGTCGTGCCTCAGATTATTACAATATGGCTATGAATACTATAATCTATAATAATAGGGTTACCAAAAAAAATGCAAGAAATGAAGTCTATAATGCAATGAAGAATGACGAAATTCTTATGGACTGGAGTAAGGGCTTCGCATACTTTAGAGTGGGTAGAAACACAATTAAAAGATTTAAGGTTGAGGAATTTTGGAGTGTAGACAAAAAGAAATTATTAAATTGGCACAACACTACAAAGGAGAACAATATAGATGACGATGAACAAGATTGAAAAATTGATTAAGCAAATTTTAAATAAAGATGTGGACACAAAAATAGTGAGCCATATTTTAGATGTAATTGAAAGAGATCCAAGAAAAAACGAATACGCTCTCGCAGCACGTAAAAATATTAGGATAAGATTAGAATTGGCCGAAAAAAAATTAAGTGCAGATTATCCAATTTGGTTAGAACTGATAAAACGCACCTATCAAATTAGGGCTTATGACAAGTTTGACGATTACTTATTATTTTTAGAATGGGACAGACAGCCAGAAAAGCAATTTTACTTACCTCGCCGCGCGGTTTTGAAAAAAATTGTGGATGAAATGCAAGATTTAGAGGATGGTAAGTTTGAGATACTTTCTGTTAGTTTACCTCCGAGGACTGGAAAGTCAACTTTGGGTGTGTTCTTTATTACTTGGACGATGGGTAGAAATCCAGACAAAGCCAATGTTATGTCTGGTCACTCTGATAAATTGACAGATGGCTTCTTTAGAGAAGCACTAAATGTTATTTCAGACGCAGACACATATAACTGGGCCAAAGTGTTTCCAAATAATAGAGTAGAGCGTGTTAATGCCAAAGATGAGATTATAGATTTAAATAATTTTAAGCGCTTCCCTACACTAACCTGTCGATCCGTTGAGGGCACACTAACTGGGGCAGTGGAAGTAGGAAACATTCTATATTGTGATGACTTAGTCTCAGATTTAGAGGAAGCATTAAATCCGTCGCGCCTCCAATCAAAATGGGAAGCCTATGTTAACCAGTTGAAAGACCGTAAGAAATTAGGAGCAAAAGAAATACACGTGGCAACTAGATGGTCTGTTGCAGATCCAATTGGTAGAATTAAAGAATTGTATGCTAATGATCCAAGATACAGAGAAATTATTATTCCAGCATTAGATGAAAATGAGAAGTCTAACTTTAACTATCCATTTGAAGTAGGGTTTGACGAGGAATACTATTATGATATGCGTAAAACAACAGACGCAGCAACGTGGAGTGCTAAATACCTAGGACAACCATATGAGCGTGAGGGTCTATTGTTTCCAGTAGATGATCTTAAATACTACAATGGCACACTACCACCAGAAAAATCACTGGTCAAAATTTTCGCTTTTTGCGACGTGGCTTGGGGTGGAGGAGACTATGTTTCTATGCCTATTGCCTATGAGTATGAGGACGGAGCAATATATATACCAGATGTAGTATTTACTAACGGAGATAGAAATATATCACAACCCATAGTGGCAGGTAAACTAAAACACCATAGACCAAGTGAAACAGAATTTGAAGCCAATAACGGTGGACAAGAATATGCTTATAATATAGATGATATGTTGAAAGCAGATGGCATTAAGTTAAACATCAATCACAGAAACAAGCCAGCCACTAAATCTAAACTATCGCGTATTATTGAGGAAAGTCCAAATATTAGAGAGGTCTATTTCTTAGATCAAAAAAATAGAACACCAGAATATGAGGCATTTATGCAAAATTTAACATCATTTGTTCAAACAGGTAAAGTTAAGAATGATGACGCTCCTGATAGTATGTCAGGTTTGATGAAAATTAGAAAGACTGTCTCGCGCGAAATAAAAATTTTTAATAGATTTTAGTTGACAAATATGTGTAAATATGTTATAATATACTATAGAGGGTCTCTTGAGCCAACGTGTTGAGCAAAATATAGTAGACCTAAGGAGGGCAACACCCTCCTCATGCGCTTTGTGCGCACTCATCTCTTTTCTCCTTGTGGGGTGTAGTTCTCACTTAGGTGGGAATTATACTCCTACAAACTAAACTATTGACAAAAGAGATAAAATGTGGTATAATATACATAACAATGGGAGTAGTGTAAACTTTTTCCATTTTAGTGCGTAAAGGAGGATTTAGATGGCATTAGAATTATACGGTCGTAAAAAGTTAACCTTTTCTGGTGCGATCAACAACCTAGACGACGCAAAGAGAGCCATTCAGCAAAATTATATTGCTCATACTATTAATGTATTTGAAATTAATTATCTATGGGAATACTATTTAGGTAAGCAAGACGTTCGCAACAGAACAAAAGAAGTTCGTAAAGATATTCTTAAAAATACGGTTGTAAATCACGCCAATCAAATTGTTTCTTTCTTCTCAAGTTATGCTTTTGGAGAGGGAACACAATATGTAAAACGTGGACACAATGTCTACGATATGAAAAATGATACTACATCAGATATTGCCAAAATTAATGCTGGATTAGCATTTAAAGATAAGCAGGCAAATGATATAGAATTGGCTAAGCACTTTTTAACAACTGGCGTGGGGTATAGATCAATTTTTCCAGCAGACGTTATAGAGGAAGAAGAATTACCTATAGATATAGGCGTTCTTGATCCAAGACAAACCGCTATTATATATTCTACCGATATTATTCCTAAGCCACTATTAGCCTTTAGTTACGTCGAAGAAATAGACAGCAAAGGTGCTAAGGTTTACATCTATTATATTTACACAGATAAATATTACTGGCAAGTTAAGAGTTCTGTTAAAGATAATACATTATCGTGGGTTACTACATTAGACAGTAGAACATTAAATTTAGGTTATATTCCTATTATAGAATATAATGCTAACCCCGAACGACAAGGTGTATTTGAAATAGTTATTCCTATTCTAAATATGATCAACGAAGTTACATCAAATCGTGGTGAGGGAATAGAACAGTTTATTCAGGCTTATTGGAAGTTTGTTAATACAGACATTACAGAGAGTGAATTACTACAATTCTTAAAATCTGGCGCCATCGTTCTAAAATCTGGACGAGACGATAGGTTTCCAAGTGATGTAGATTTAATCAAACAAGAATTAGACCAAAATGGTGTTCAAGCATTTATTGATGATCTTACTCAAAAAATGTATGAGATTACGGGTGTTCCAGATAGGCGTAATGCTACGTCGGGTTCAACTGGCGCGGCAAATAAAACTTCTAACGGTTGGTATGATACTGACAACAAGACGAATGCCTTAGAGGGAATGTTTATCAAGTCTGAAAAGCAATTCTTACGAGTTTTGTTGTCAATTACAAAACGTTTAAGTAAAAAGGCAGAGGACTTTAAGAACACAAACTTAGCAGATATTGATATTAAGTTTAGTAGAAACAAAACAGACAATATATTAGTTAAGACACAAGCCCTAATTCAATTATTAGAAGCAGGGATTAACCCTCGAATTGCTATTAGTGTTGTAGGACTATTCAACGACCCAGAAGCAGTTTATGAGGAAAGCAAAGAAACACTGGTTGCAAAAGCCAATAAAATAAATACAAATCCAAATCCGTCTGCTGAGACGATAAATACAGAGGAGGAGTAAATTTATGAAAATAGATTTTAAAGCATTATTAGGCGAAAAATATACGGACGAAATCGCCAGCGTCTTAGATGGAGTATCAGAAAAGTTATTACCAAATGACGGTTCTTACATTCCAAAAATTAGATTTGATCAAGTTAATGAAAAATTAAAAGCAGCACAAGACGAAGCAGAGAAAGTTCGCGTTTCCAAACTATCAGAGGACGAAAAGAACGCTGAAAAAATTGCGAAAGCGGACGCTACTATTAAAGAATTCACGATCAAATCAAACAAGTTAGAAGTAGAAAAGGTATTTGTCAATGCTGGTATTAAAGATTATGCAGCATATATTGATAATATAGTTGGCGAAAACTTAGAAACTTCACTAAGTGTGGCTAAAAGCATAGCAAAAACTGTAACGGACAGTTTGACAGAAAAAAATGCTGAAATTGAAAAATTGAAACTATTAGGAACACCTCAACCACCTGCGGGCGGTAGTGGAGAGCCAAAGAAGCCTGACAAGTTAAATTACACAGAATTAGCAGAATTAAAAGCAAATAATCCTACAGCATACGACGCTTACATCGCTACACAATCTACAGAATAGAAATATAAATTGAAAGAGGAAATAAAAAATGGCAAATTTCACAAAATTAGAAAACTTATTTAACCCAGAGGTCTTACAAAGAGGTATTGATACAGAATACCCTAAATATTTAAAGTATATCCCATTAGCAATGGTTGATAATACATTAGTTGGCAAAGCAGGTGACACAATCACTATGCCAGCGTTCAGATATACTGGTGACGCAGTAGCAGTAGGTGAGGGAGAGTTAATCCCATTAGACAAACTTGCACATTCAACTCGTGAAGTAACAATTGGTAAATTCGGTAAAGCGATCCAATATACTGACGAAGCAATGTTGTCAGGTTATGGTGACCCAGTAGGTCAAATTATTAAGGAGCATTCTATTGCTCACGCAAACAAATTAGACAATGAAATTGTAGCAGCATTAAAAGACGCAGTTTTAATTAACAAATATGGTGCTAGTGGCACACTATCTAGTGATGTTATTGCTGACAGTTTAGCACTATTTGGCGAAGATGAACCAGCAGTTTTATACGGATTTGTTACTGCGGCAGACTTAGCAGTTCTTAGAAAGAACGAAGATTGGATTAAAGCAACAGACATTGGCGCACAAATCTTAATTTCAGGCGTTAGAGGTCAAATTTGGGGTGTTAACTTAATTGTCTCAAACAAATTGGCCGCTGGAGAAATGTTGATTGTAGCACCAGACGCAGTTCGTGTAGTTATGAAAAGAGACGTATTGGTTGAAACAGACAGATTTGCACGTAAAGGCGTAACTGAAGTTGTATCTACTACTCTTTATGCAGTATACTTATATGATGATAGTAAGGTTGTTAGACTTTCTAAAGAAGCCGCAGATACAATGGTTACTTTATCATTTAACGTAGACGGCGGTAGACCAGTTGCAGATCAAGTTATTGTATCTGGATCAGCACCAGTAGAACCTATGAACCCAGCAAAAGTGGGATTTGTATTTGATGGTTGGTATGGTGAAGCAGCATTAACTACTCCATTCGACTTCGAAACAGTATTATCAGCAGACGCTACAGCATATGCTAAATGGGTTGCAGAATAATATAGTTTAAAATTACAGTTTTACGGTTCTGTTTAAAAACCGTAACTAATAATTTGAACGGAGGAAAAGTATGGCAATCTTAAACGTTGATTTATTGAAAACTAAATTGCAGGTGACTGACAATGAACAAGATGGTCTATTACAGATCCTAATCGATCAAGCAAAAGATATTGTTACAAAAGAGTATTTTGGTTATGTTTACATTCCAGAGGACTGGACGTTCCCAGAAAGTTTCACCTATGTAGGTTTAGAAGTAGCCACTTACCTATATAATAAGGTAGGAATAGAGGGGCAAGTTTCACATAAAGAACAAGGCATTGAGAGAGTTTATGCAGAGGGCGGCGTCCCTAGACATTTATTCGATCAATTACCAAGAAAAGTGAAAACATTTGGTTTATGAGAAATCAATTAAAGAACATAACCTCTATAAATTATAAACATTTATTAGATGAGTTGGTTGAAAAGCAAGATAGCAATGGCTACTATACTGGCGAAAAGGTTAATGTTTATGGGCCAGTCAAACAAATTCGTGTAGTTATAAATTTTCAAAAAGGAAAAGTGTATAACGAACAATTTGGACTAATGTATGAATATGCTGCAAGTTTACAACATACTGGTTCAAAAGTATTAGTAGAGGGAGATCTAGTTTGGTTACAGACAGACACCTCAAATGATCCAGATTACATTGTAAAAAGTGTAATCCCTAGTTTAAATTCCACTCTATATCATTTAATTAAAAAAGAGGCTTAATATGGCTAACTTAAAAAGAAGTATGAGACTAAGCCCAAGTTCTGTTGGAAAATTGGTTGATCACTTAGAATTAGAATATAGAGAAAAAAGAAAACGAGACATACTATTAGATTTCTTTAATGAAATCAAAGATGATTTAGTAAATATCATTAGAACTAGTATCGAAAATAATGTCGAAAGCCGTGATGATTATAGTGGTGTAGGACAACTTAAAGACGGTATTGCATATATTATTGATACAAAAAATCTTGAACTAACCTTGTTTACGGATAACAATAGTGCTGAAAATTATGCAGCGTATGTTGAATTCGGAACAGGTGTCGTAGGGGCAACAAACGGAGATAAGAGCCTAATTGCTCCAAAATTTGGATGGGAACACGACATACACGGGCATGGCCTATATGGTTGGGTCTACTATGATGAACGTGAGGACAGATTTAGATGGACAAGAGGTCAAGAAGCCGCGCGATTTATGGAATTTTCCGTGCTAGATATAGATAGTTACTTAGAAAAGAAATATCAAACATACAGTTATAAGGGCGGTGTAAAATGATTAATATAGAAAATCAAGTATATACATTAATTAGATCCGCTATTCAACCTTACAGTGCAGAAATAGGCTCAATATACACCGAAAGCCCATCTAAATTTCCTTATGTGTTCTTTACAATGACAAACAATCTTGTATTTGAACGCGGTTCAGATAGTGGAGATATAGAAAATTTTGCAAACCAAAATTTTGAAGTTAATATCTATACCAATGGTGATGACAAAAAGAGTTTAGCCAATTCTATTGCAAATACAATAGACACTAAACTAAAGTCATTAGGCTTTAGACGAGTATTCTACTCGACAGTTCCTAATTTTAGGGACAACAATATTTACAGACTTATTCTACGTTATAGAGTTATCGTAGGAAAAGACAATACTACGTATTACGTATAAAAATAAAATAAAAATTATGGAGGAACATAAAATGGCAATTTTAACTCATCAAACTTATTTACACTCAGGCGCAACGGCCGCAGCATTAACTAAGTTAATCGACATCAAAGATTTCCCTGCATTAATTGAACCAGCAGAAGCAGTAGAAACAACTACTTTATCAGATTTGGCTCAAACATATATTAAGGGTATTAAAAGTTCTAGCGGTCAATTAGACTTTACTGCTAACTTCACTAGCGAAGCGTGGGACGCAGCAGCAACAAGAGTAGCAACAGACAAGTTTTTCGAATTAAGACTTAGCGATGGTTCAGTGTTTGAATTTGAGGGTGCATTTGATTTATCATTATCTGAGGGTGGCGTAAATGCTCCTGTAGAAATGGTTGTATCTGTATACCCATCAAGTGTAATTACTAAAAAATCAGAATAGTAGAAAAAAATATAAAGGAGAAGTAGAAAATGAAAGAACAATTTATTTTAAATGGCAAGAATGTAGTCATTCCAGAATTTACATTCAACACAGTCGTTCAATTAGAGGAAATGGGAATTTCTTTAGCAGAGTTTGGTAAATCTACTCTTAGATTTGTCAGAGCAGTAATCGCTGTGGCATTAGATGTTTCTGAAAAAGAAGCAGGGATTGCAATTGACAAATACGTTATAGACGGTGGAGATTTAACCGAATTGTTTGAGGTCGTATCACAATCAGTGGTAGATAGTGGTTTTATCAAAGCCCTAACGAGCAACAAAGAGTAAGTTCTAACGAACAGATGGTAGCAAATGAGGACAATTATAAGAGTATAACGAACCTTATTAACAAAGTCTACCTGCCTCAAGCATTATCAATAGGTGTGGATTACAAAGACTTTTGGGAATTAACGCCAAAGAAACTACAGCCGTTCGTTAAAGCAAAAGAACAAGAACTCCAATTACAAACGAAAATGGTAAACTACGAGGCGTGGCTAAATGGTCTATATATTAGACAGGCTATCGCCTCTGTTTTTTCTAAAAACGGTAAATACCCAGAAAAGCCTATTGAAACTGGCTCAACTGACAGCAATTCTCAAAATAATGAGATGGACTTCAAAGCAAAATTTGAAGTATGGGCAGCAATTCACAATGAAAAATATAAAAAGTAAAGCAGGGGTAATATATAATGCCATATGAAGTAGATAGATTAGAGATAGTTATTGAAACGGCTACACAAAAAGCCAATAAAGAATTAGACAAGTTAATATCTAAACTAAAGCAAGTTTCTACTTCATTAAGATCTGTTGCTTCTGCCGCTCAACAAATTAATAAAGCAAGTGAAACAATTTCTAAGTCTACTCAAAAAGTAGACAAAGAGATGGGTCAACTTAATGCAGAATATACTAAGGTTAAATATAATGCAGCAGAAGTCAATGGTGAAATCAATAAACACGGCACTGGATTTAAAGCCACAAAAAATAGCCTACTACAATTACGTAGAGCCCTATTAAAGATTTTAAGTTTAGTATACGTTATTAGAAAAGGCTGGAATTATATCAATAAAGCCTTAGATTTCGGCGAAACGATCAACTTATTCCAAACGGTATTTAGAAAGATCGGTCTAGACGCTGGTGAACAATTCGAGTTTGCTTTCTTAGAAAGAGCAGAGGAATTTAGAGACAAACTTGCAGGTGTGTTATCCCTTGATCCAAACGAAATAATGAACTATATGGCCAACTTTACACAAATGGCCAATTCTATGGGATTAGTAAGTGAAAGTGCTTATAGGATTTCAGAAAGTTTAACGCTATTAGGTGCTGACGTAGCCTCATTATTTAATATAAACATAGATAGTGCTATGGAACGTTTAAAAGCAGGTCTTTCTGGTCAAATTCGCCCAATGAGAATGCTCGGGGTAGATATTTCTAAGACAACATTGCAGATGACTGCATTGAAGTATGGTATTACCGACAGTATTGAAACAATGGACGCTGCCGCTAAGGTTCAATTAAGATACTTAGCAATGACAGAACAATTAACGATTGCAATGGGAGATATGGCTAGAACACTCGACAGCCCAGCCAATCAGTTAAGAATTTTACAGCAACAATGGACTAACTTTTCTAGAACACTAGGGACAGTTTTTGTTCCTATGATTACCAAGATTTTACCTATTTTAAACGGTTTAGTAATGGCTTTAGGAAGTTTAACAGGATCTTTAGCAGAAGTAGCAGGTTACTCTGACCCAGATTTTACAGATGAAACTATTTATGCACTAGAGGGCTTAGATGACGCAGCAGATGACGCAGACGACACACTACAAAAATTAAAAGCCACTTTAGGTGGATTTGATGAATTAAATATATTATCTACATCTGGTGGTGTTGAAGATAAGACTGGTTCGGGCTATGCTACTCTCGATGAGGCAATTTTAAAATCAAATGAAGCCTATATGAAAGCATTGAATGAACAAATTGACTTAATGAATGACAAAGCAAAAGAATGGCAAAATAGATTTAAGACTATTCTTCCTATAATTTTGAGTGTTAGCGGTGCTGTTTTAAGTTTAACACTGGCTATTAAAGGTCTAGCGGCAATAGGTGGATTATTTACGGCCTTTACCGTCGCTGGTGGAGGGCTTAAAGGTTTAACTTCTGCTATTCCGTTACTTGGTAAATTGGCAGCAGGTTTTAAAGGTATGGGTGTCGCAATTAAGGGTGTGGGAGCAGCAATAGTGGCACATCCTGTCGTAGCGGTCATTGCTGCAATAGTGGCAATATTAGTATTACTTTACAAAACTAATGAGGATTTTAGAAATAGTGTAAATAATTTATTCAAACAGTTTCAACCAGTGATTGACGCATTAGTTAATGGGTTTAAGACATTGTGGAATTCCTTAATGCCAATCTTTATGGGATTAAAGGACACTTGGCAAGAGTTCGGCACAATCTTAGCAAAAGTTATAGAATTTATTACACCTGTCATTACTCTTTTTGCAAACCAATTTGCAATTGCCATCACATTTATTATGAATGCACTGGCTGGAATTATTGACTTCTTAGTAGCAGTATTCTCTGGAGACTGGGACGCGGCTTGGGCAGCGATTATGGGTATTTTTGAGGACTATTGGATTGCACTTGTAGATACATTTAAAAATATTGCAACATTCTTTGCTCCAATTATTGATTGGGTAGTAAATGCAGTCAAGGTTGCTTGGGAAGCCATAGGTTCATTCTTTGATGGTGTTTGGCAATTCCTATTAGATGGCTGGAATGCTTTGTGGAAAGGTATAGAGACAGGTATTAATTGGGTTATCAACCTTATTGCTTCAATGATAGAGGGTGTAATAGTATTCTTTATTAGACTATTTACAGAACCTAAAGAACTATTGAAAGATATAATCCAATTTGCAGTTGACACATTTGAAAACTTTAAAACTATTATAGGCAATATAGTAAATGGTATTATTAACTTTTTTAAACCACTTGGAAACTTTTTTGGATCAATGTGGGATGGATTAGTTGATGGTTTAGTAAAGGCTTGGGAGTTTATCAAGAATATCTTTAAAGGTATAGGAGATTGGTTTGGAGACCTAGGTTCTGGTATAGGTAAAGTGTTTAAAGATTTAATCAACAAACTTATAGATGGTATCAATGCTGTTATGGAAGCACCATTCAATGCTATTAATGGTATTCTAAGTAATATTAAAGGTATAAGCATATTAGGTGCAAAACCATTCGATTGGGTTGGCACTGTTCCTGTTCCACAAATTCCAAAACTGGCAGATGGTGGTATCGTAGATTATGGGCAACTATTCGTTGCACGTGAGGCTGGGCCAGAATTGGTGGGTGGCTTTGGCAATAAGACTGGTGTAATGAACAATGAGCAAATTGTAGAAGCGGTAAGTGCAGGTGTTGCAGAAGCCGTAGCACAAGTTATGAGCCAAGTAAACTTCGGTAGTGATGGTGAAAGGAATATTAATGTATTCTTAGATGGACGCCAAATTACAAGTGCTGTTGAACAAAATAGACGACAACGCGGTGTAAGTATTGCAAGAGGGGGTAATAAGTAATGGCTTTAATTACAATTAATGGGGTCGCACTTAAAGACCCCTCCACTTACAGTGGGCAAACTTCTACACTTGTGGACGGTGGACGTAATACTGAGGGCTTCTTTATAGGCGACGTAATTAGATACGATATGGCTAAAGTAGAGGCTTCTTGGAAAATACTATCTGACGTAGAGTGGTCTAATATATTAAAATTATTCAATCCTACATATGGTGGAGCGTTTATAGTAAGCGTGACATTTTTAGACCAAGTTACAAATACTTATCAGACACGTGAAATGTATGTATCCGATAGAAAGTCATCAATAAAGGTAATCAAAGAGGGTAATAAGATATATTACCAAAATCCAAGTTTAAGTTTAGTAGAGGTGTAAAGTATGAGAGAAGTTAGTCAAAAATGGCTAAATAATCAAAATAAAACTTTAAGAGATCAGGGACTTTTACGCCTTGACTTTTTAAGTGCACACAACAATAACGCTTATGCCCACATTATTCCTACGGGCTCAGACGCAAGCAAATCTAACATAAATGAAATTAAAGAAATTTACCCTTACGGCGCGCCAACTAAAAATTTAGCAATGCCAAACTTAATGGGTAAAACTGATTTGGGTGATGGGTGGTATAGAATATATACGGATGGTGTTGCATATTTAGATTATAATGTAAACACTGGTCTAAACACTATTTATTCTGCTAGTGGTTCAGGTCTTGTTTATTCTTATATATTAACACAAGATACATATACAATAACTGTTGAAAGTGATAATAATAATGCGACATTTTACTTACAGGCGAATGGAGTTCCATTTTATTTTAATCAAGTTTTTGGTGGAATAAAGAAGATATTTACATTTAATGATTTGACAACTCTTGATATTATGCAATATACAATGGATGAGACTACTTCATTTACATTACAAATAGAAAAAGGTTCAACAGCAACCGACTATGTTGTTCCTCAACCAAACACGGGTTACGTGTCTACTGCCGTTTCTGACGCAGATGGTAATTATGATAGCAACCTTGTTCCTATTGAAATAAATGTGGAAAACTATCGTTCACCTTTAAACGGTCTAACAATAACTTGGTCTGAAAACTTCGGACACGCGGTAGACTATTCTATTGAATATAATGGCGAAATTTACACATATTTAAACAATACAAAAAAGACAGTCTTTGTGCCAATTATAGTAGAAAATACGCCTGACGCGAATTTTAAAATTAGGGTTCACAAATGGTCTCAAGGCGGCGTGCCTATAAGAATAGAACGTATATTCGTAGGACTACACATTATTAACTATCAAGATAGGATTTTCAGTTATACTAAAAAACGTGTCAACGACGTCTTGTCCTTAGAATTACCTCAAGATGAAATCAATTTTGAATTAAGCAATATAGACAGAATGTTTGACCCATTATGGTATAACTCATACTTCAAATACTTAAACGAAAAGACTGAAATTAGAGTTTATAGTGGCTTTAGATTAGACGGCAAAAATGCCGAATGGATAAAGAATGGCACATTCTATTTAACCGATTGGAAAGCCCCAAATAATAGTATTACCGCAAGTTTTACGGCGCGCGACATTTTAAATTTGCTTGACGCCGATGAAATGTATAGTAAGTCTGGAGCATTGACCTTAGACGACTATTGTGATATAATATTAGGTAGAGACTATAAGGGTGTAGACAATTTTGAGGACTACAATTTACCAGTAAATCCAGACGGATCTAAGAAGTGGAACATTCGCAAAAACTTGGCTGTTCCCGACTTAACGGGTAAACCAGAAATTTCAGAGGGAGTTTATCGTCTTTATGACAATAATGGTGTTACGATAGACTATGAGTACTGGACTGGTGAATTTACCAT